TGTTTTTCACTTTGTTTTTATCGGTTGTACATATTTATGGATGATGTAAAAAAGAAAATGGGGCGTCCTCCTGTATATACTCAAGAATTGGGTGAGCTTATTTGTCGGAGGATTGCGGAAGGTGAAAGTGTTTTGAAGATTTGTAAGGATGATGATATGCCTTGTCGTAAGACTGTTACCACTTGGTTATTAGATCCTGATAAAAAGGAGTTCTTACGCAATTACGAGTCTTCTGTTAACGTTCGAACAGACAATATGTTTGACGATTTGGAAGAGATTGCGGGGAACACAAAAGGGGAAGTTCAGCGTGATAGATTGAGGACTGATGTACGCAAATGGTACTTGTCAAAAGTCATGCCTAAAAAGTATGGTGATAAGATTGACGTTACTTCTGGCAACAAACCGATCCCGATTTTGGGAGCGTTGCCTTTAGAGAAAAAGGAGGAGGAGGAGTAAATAAATGTACAACGCCACCACCGCAACGAAAAAAGTTATCGCTATGGATGAGCGTATTCGTGTCGTACAGGGCGGTACTTCCGCTTCAAAGACGATCTCCATCCTCTTGTACCTGATACACCTTGCACAAAGCGATACAACGCCAACGACAACAAGTATAGTGTCCGAGTCCTTCCCTCATTTGCGGAGGGGTTGTATTAAAGACTTCCTTTCAATCATGGAGGAACACCAGTATTACGTTGACGGAAACTGGGATAGAACAAACTTCACTTACACGTTCGAAACAAAAAGCAAGATAGAGTTTTTTAGTGTCGATCAATCCGAAAAGGTAAGGGGTGCAAGGCGTGATAGATTATTTATAAACGAAGCAAACAACGTAACCTTTTCCGCCTTCGAGGAATTGGAGGTGAGGACTAAAGAATTTATCTATATCGACTTCAATCCGACTAGCGAGTTTTGGATTTTTACTGATGTGCTTGGAGTTCGTACTGATTCGGGGCATGTCATCCTTACATACAAAGATAACGAGGCATTAGATCAGTCAATCGTTGACTCAATCGAACAAAGAAAAAATAGGCGTGGATGGTGGCAAGTGTACGGCTTGGGTCAGCTTGGCGAAGTGGAGGGCAAGATATACAAGGACTGGAAAATAATCGATTCAATCCCACATGAGGCAAAGCTCGTGCGCTATGGACTGGATTTTGGGTATACAAATGATCCCTCATCCATTGTGGCAGTCTATGAGTACAATGAAGGGCTTATTGTTGACGAAATAACGTATCAGACAGGGCTTAAAAACCGCCAGATAGCGGATGTGTTCGATACGCAAGAAAAAGCCCTTACAATCGCAGATTCAGCCGAGCCGAAGTCTATTGACGAAATAAAAGAATATGGCGTAAACATTGTGGGAGCTGTAAAAGGAAAAGGATCAGTCATGCACAGGATACAAGCGACACAAGAGAAACGTATATCTGTTACGAAAAGATCAATAAATATTATTAAGGAGTACCGAAATTATCTTTGGCAAACCGACAAGGAAGGAAAGACGATCAACGAACCCGAGCACCAATTCTCGCACAGCATGGATGCGATATCGTACGCCATAGCATCCCTCGATCCTATTCCTGAAGATCCCACGAAAAGAAGGCAACGGCACATTATTAGACAACAACGTATACAAGATGTAAAAAAAGATGTAGGATTATACAATTAATATTATGGATTCCAAAAACCCACTTGGAGTACAAATCGAAAACGAGTTGAAAGACTATTTCACAAGAGTTGTAAGAATTGGAGAGGATTGGTACTCACAGGAAAGATTGGTACGCAGGATAGGGATGTTTGAAAACAAGGTGTACCCCACAGGAAAATTTGATACGGAAGGGAACTACAAGTTTTGGTTTGATATCATTTCACCAAGAGTTTCCGCCGAAGTTAAGAACATAGACTTTGATACAAAGGATGTTTTTGTTTATTCAAACAGGGAGATTGATACGCTCCCGAACCTTGTTACCAATTTGAAAGTTGGCGAGTACATGAAGAAAACAGGGCAAGCCGAGGAGATCAATTCTTCTATTGAAGAAGGATCGGCGAGGGGAAATGTTGTTTGGAAAAAGGTAAGGGGAACGTACGAGCGTGTTGATGGGCGTAACTTTTTCGTTATAAATCAGACCGCCGAAAATCTTGATGAGTCGCCAGTAATTGAAAGGCATGAACTTTCAGCCAAGCAGTTACGAGCAAAGAAAGAGAAGTGGCAGTACATTAAAGAGGCTTTGGAGGACTGCAAGACGAATAGTTATTCCAACAGCTCGGAGGATCAAGATAATGAGTCTACTACGCCTTTTTACGAGATTTATGAGAGGAATGGAGAAGTGGCGTTGAAAGACTTGAAGGAGTGGAAGACTGAGAATGGCGTTAAGACTGATGCAGTTGCCGAAGGAGATGAAGATATTTACATACTTGCAAAGGTAATCGGCGCAGGGTTGAAACCAGACTCAAGTGGAACCGCCGAGATCAAGCACGTTTTGTTTGCCGAGGAAATGTCGAAGATGCCCTACGAGGAATATCACCGTTCTGCTTATAAAGGGAAGTGGTACAGAGAGGGCTTGTACGAGCTTCTATTCGACTTGCAGATCAGAGCTAACCAGATCGGTAATCAGATCGCACAAGGGCTTGAGTGGTCATCAAAGACCATCTTCGTAAGCCCAGACAACGTAGGAGCCGACAATGTTATTGCGGATCTTATGAACGGCGATATCGTGAAGGCAAGCACTCTTTCACAGGTGCCTGTTCGTATGCAAGGTATCGATCAGCTCATTGCAGACTGGAACCGAGTTATTAACCAAGCGAACGAGATAGCGAACTCCCAGGAGATTGTGCTTGGCATAACTCCTGCTTCGGGAACTCCGCTTGGTACTTCAAGGCTTTTGAACCAGAACGCAGGTAAGTTGTTTGACTTCATCCGAGAAAAGATTGCAATTCCTTTCGGGGCGATTTTCGAGAATTGGATCGTTCCTTCGCTCATTAAGGATATTAAGATGCAAGACGTACTGCGCCTTACGGGGGATAGCGACATGATGAACCGTTTTTACGAGCTTGTTGTTGATAGTTGGTATGTGAATAACTTGGCGGAGATTGGGGCTCATTCCGAGGAAGTTGCCGAGACAATAAAGGCAGACAAGATGGAGGAGCTTGTCGCACGACCTGAAATAATGATTGAAGGGCTAAAAGAGGTATTTCAAGACTACAAACCGTTCGTTTCAGTGGTTATTACAGGCGAAAACACCAGATTACCACAGGAAATAGAGGATTTGGCAACCTTTATCGGACTTGAAACTGATCCTATTCGGAGAAGTGCCATGATCGAGCTTGCCATGAAGAAAAAGAGCATTGACGTTGCAGGATTGCCGAAAAGCGACCCTGAACAGATACAAAATCCAACCCAACCATCACCATCTAGCCCGCCAGATATAGAAGTGGGAGCCGAAACGTAACATGAAACCAGAAGCCGACAAAAAACATTGGGATAGTATGATGGATAGCCTGAAAAATCCCGAAAGGAGAAAGGATGCAGTAAAGTTTGAGAAAAAGATGGCGAGAAAGGACATGAAAATAAGAGATACAGGATTATATGAGTAAATTGGAAGACAAAAAAAAGGAGTTACAGGTATTGACTGATTTAATTGATCTTTACGGGAGCGCGACAATGAATTTGGAGCAAGCAAAGGTCAACGCATTATTTGAAAACTTGGGCGTAGCGCATGACGAACTACTAAAGAAGATGCAACTTGAGGAAGTGGAGCTGAAAATCGATATCTTCCAAAAGGTTGTAGATTTATTAAAACCACATCATGAAAAACCTAAATAAAGAGCACATCAAGGTATTAACCGCCATTCGAAAGATTGTCGAAGCAGAGAGGTTTAAGGCGGATCAGATCAAGGGCAACACCGCGCTTCTCTACAATGGCAAGGAGCTTGGAAAAGAGTACGAAGGCGTGGCGAAACTCATGGAAGACACTGAGAAAAACATCCTTGCAGGGATACTCACAGACTTGGGATACGAACAGGGAATAAATTATGGAGTCGATCTAAAAACTGGGAAGGTTACCAAACAAGATGGATAAAGAAGCTATAAAAGCATTAAAGGAGAGCGTTCACTTCCAGGAGTTTGTGAAGTATATACGGCAACACATTGAGTCTCTTGATCGAGCTACAGATATTCAAGGCGCGTCAAACGAACAGATAGCAACAGAGGTTGTTGCAAGGGTGCGCGCCGTTGATACGTTAAAAGTCATCCTTGACCCAGTTATCGATTTTAAGGATAATAAAAATAACAAAGACGATGGTTACGTTGTCTAAAGGTCAACTCATTTAATAATTTTAATAATATGCCGAAAAGAAAAAAAGACACAACGGTAAAAGACACCAAAGCCGCCGACAAGATTCTCGAACAAAACGAAGAGAAGATTGCCGCAGAACAAAAGGCGAAAGATAATGACGCGAAAGCCAAAGCGAGGAAAGATAATCCAGGGCGCGGAGATGCGATTGTCCTAGATTCTGAGGGAAGGTATGAGCGAACATACTCAGCCGAACACAACGACCCTAAAGGGTTGAAGGGAGGCAAGGATTATAAGGAGAAGGCAGAGGGATACGCAAGAAAGATCGGAGGATCAGTCCGTAAGGGATAGATCATCGACAATTTATAAAATTCTACACTTGGAGGTGCTCTCATCATGTCCATGAATCGTTAGGTTTTGTAGAATTTTCCTATGTAAGTATTTATGGACATGGCGACAGCACTTTCAGGGTGCTGTTTTTAATACACAAAAAATAACGAGCCTATGGCTCAAAAACAAAATTATGGCAAAGCCAGAAAAAATAGAGGTTTCTCCTGAAGAAGCAAAGGCTGAAGAGGAGGGCATGAAGGAGGCAAAAGAAGACGAGATAAGAGATAAGATTGTTGATGAACTAGACCTGAATGAAGAAGATGACGCTAGTATGATCGACAAACTCGTTGCTAAAGAGGTTGATAATCGGACAAGACTCTCACAGGCGATTGGTCAGAAGATTAAACATCGGGAGCGAGCAAATGAGCTCACACCTGATCCTGAACCAGAACCCCAAGGGA